AATTTAGATTTAATTGTTACCGGAGTAAGCCATAAACTATCAAACAGTGATTGGGAAACAGATATTGAAGCTACAGTTATTCCAAAAACCGAAGGTACTTCGGCTGTGTTTATTACTTCTACAGCTATAAAAGAAGATGTACAAGCAGTTAAATCTACTGGAAAACAAACGGTTCCTGTTCTTAAAGTAGAAGATCTTAAACCTTGGACTAGAAAAATCCCAAGAATAACTCAAGGAGACACTTGGGAAGCTGAAGCTACTAATTTTATAGCATTAAAAGAATCATTAACTACAAAGGTAACAAAACTGGATCAAGGAACCTATAGAGGAGGATATGGATCAGATAAAAAATTAGTAAATGGAAAATTAGAAACAGTAATATTAGGTACAACATTTACTAAACAAGAAGCAGCAGATACTTTAAGAACATACTCAGTATATTTTTATTCTGATACAATTATAAAAGCTATAGGAAAATCTAATTGGGATAAACTTAATAACCATCAAAAAGCAGCTTTATTAAGCTTATCATATAATGCTGGAAAATTTATTTGGAGTGGTGGGTATAGATATGCAAATAAAATCATATCTGCTATCAAAAAAGGAGATTACCGAGAAGCCGCTCAAGGTATTTTAGATGGTCCTAAAACAGGAAAAGTAGATGGTTATATACCATCTTTAGCTAGAAGAAGAACAGAAGAAGCTCAATTATTTCTTTATCCTGCAAGTAAATCCATATATTAATGTATTACCCAAAATCTCAAATAAAACCAAATTTATACACTAACGGTGACGAATATATCCTTTCTACAACCAAAGAGGATTATATAGGATATTACTATGAAATATCTACTGGGCAAAAATATACCGGAAAAAATCCTCAAGATGGTACTAATATTCTACTTACATTACAAAACCCAAACCCAATCCCCCCACAAAATATTGTTTTTCAAAATTTAATATATATAGAAACCCAAGATACATTAAGTGGAGGTTCATATAACCAATCTCCCCCATCTAGATTAATCCCCTCATTCAACCCAACCACCCCAACTTCTCAAGACCAACAAAACGGACAGTTTACAAGATATTTTTGTAAAAAAAACAATGAAGTCCTTTATTTAGAAATTGACAAAGAAACCCACGACAAACTCAGATCTCGAAACGCCCAAATAGCATGGGATTTATACTCCCCAGTATCTTTAATCTGGCAAATTAAAGGTAATAAAGAACAAGTTTTTAATTCAAACAGATCATCTGCTATTGCTATAGAGCAAAACTTAAAATGGTATGGATTTTCTCAATACTTTCAAGACAAGTTTTTAAAATATTATCAATCACAAGATATAAATAATTTGTACACAACAGGTAATGAATTTACAACTAAAAATGGACAAAATTACATTGGATTTTATCATATACATAATGGTACAACACCTATGGTAGGAAAAACTCATATAAATACCCCTCACGACGTTTTAATTTCTATAAAAAAACCACAACCTATAACCCAAACTACTAGCAGTATAATATTACCAACTCTCTCCAATATTCCAAGTGGAGGAGGAAGCTACTCTGGAGGAGGAAGTTCTATAGGTGGAGGAGGAAGTTACTAATTTAAATTTGGAATTGTAAAATATAGTTTGTATCTTTAAAGCATGTACTGGCTTATAGAAGATCCTAAACATATAGAAACAATTTGTAACATTAGCTACCAAACAGCATATGTTGAAGTAATTCCTACTTCACATAATTTACACCCTGTTGAAAACAATATATGTGCTCTATACATTCGTTTTGAAAGAGATGATAAAGGGTATATTATTCCTATAAACCATAGCGAAACAATAAATTTTGATTTAGAGGTAGTAGAAAAAGTACTAAACAGTATAGAAAAGATATATGTAAGGGATAGAAAAGAATTTCTACATTATTTTTGCATTAAGCATAGCTACCAACCACCACCTTCCCCCCATACGTATATACCTCAACTAACAACAGCTCACAATTACATTTACAACAAATACCCAACTATACAAAATTTAAACACAATAGTTCCAATTGTAAAACACTATGAAGTATGCGAACAAAATTTTGCAAATTTCGATAGTTCAAACCAAAACCCATTCTACAATAAGGCAGCATTGGTGTTTAATCAACTAGAATTAGTGGGTATAAAAGTCGACCAAATACTATTCGAGCAGTACTTCAACAAAGAAGTAAACGAGTTTATATACACGCAATATAACCTAAACACATTAACAACAAGACCATCAAATGCATTCAATAACATTAACTTTTCAGCCCTAAACAAATACAATGGAGAAAGAAACTGTTTTATACCACGTAATGATATTTTTATTGAAATGGATATTTCTGCTTATCATCCTACCCTTCTTGCTGATTTATTGGGTTATGCTTTCGACGGTAGTGATATCCATATGGACTTTGCTAAAATGTATGGAGTGGATTACGCCAAAGCAAAAGAAATAACGTTTAAACAACTTTATGGGGGAATTTGGAAGGAGTACAAAGAACTTCCATTTTTTAAAAAAGTAGCAGAATATACAGATAGTTTGTGGGAGTCATTCCAACACAATGGACATATTGTATGCCCTATTTCAGATCATAAATTTATAAAAAATGATCTGGAAAACATGAACCCACAAAAGCTTTTAAATTATCTATTACAAAACTTGGAGACTGCAAATAATGTTCTTATATTGTATGAGATATTTAAAATTTTGCGAGGGAAAAATACTAAACTCGTATTATATGTTTATGATTCGTTTTTATTAGATGTAGACGAAAATGAAATAAATGTAATAGAGCAAATAAAACAAGTATTTAGAGACAAGAAATTGCAAATTAAAACAAAAACTGGCAAAAATTACGCCAACATAAAATAAAAGTTATGTATAGTACTTTAGAACAACCCCGTCATATGTATGATCAATACGATTATGATTTTACATTTGATACTTTATTAATGAGCAATAGGCTGTTTTGTACTTTTACCCCATTAAATGAGCTAGAGGCATTGGTTAGTATCCTATCAAGTCGTTATAGTATCATGTACAATAAAATGTTTGTATTGCATATTAAAAGCAATAACGAATATGTTATTACATACAATGTAGATCAAGGAAATGTAAATGACATTCCCGATAACACAATTCTAGTACATAGAAAAAAAGAATCAAACACACTTTATACCATCAACGCACTAAACGAGTTGATTAAAAAACTCAATGGTGGAGTAGTAGACATTAAATTTCCAGTAAACTGGCAACATTATAGAAATTGTATTTTGTTAACTCAACACAATGAGATTAAACAATTAAATACAAAGATTTTTAAAATAGTTGAATTATAGTTTGGCTTATTAAATAAAGGTTATTATATTAACGTTGTAAACAATTAAATTAGTTATATTATGAATCTAGATGCAATCAAGAAAAAACTTGAATCTATGCAGTCCAAACCTACAAGTGGGGGCTCAAACAACCAAACAAAGCGATTTAAACCGCAAATTGGTAAACAAACGGTACGTGTTGTTCCGTTCAAATACAACAAAGAATTTCCATTCACGGAAATGAAATTTTACTACGGTATTGGAAGTAAAAAAGTAATTGCTTCTCCTTTGAATTGGGGTGAAAAAGATCCAATTGCTGAGTTTGCAAAACAATTGCGTGGTACAAATGACAAGGAAAATTGGCGTTTAGCTAAAAAATTAGACCCTAAAACACGTGTATTTGCTCCTGTAATTGTACGTGGTGAAGAAAGTGAAGGTGTTCAATTGTGGGAATTTGGAAAAGAAATTTTCGAAGCATTCTTGCAAATGGCAGCTGATGAAGAAGTAGGTGACTTTACAGACATCATGATGGGACGTGACATTAAGTTAGTTACAGTTGGACCTGAATCTACAGGAACAGTTTATAACAAAACTACAATTACACCATCTATGAAAACATCTCCATTATCTGAAAATGATAAAGAATTGGAATTGTGGTTAGAAGAACAAGTTAACCCAAAAGATTCTTACAAAATGTTACCGTTTGATGAGATCAAAGCGGCACTTCAAGAATGGTTAAATCCTGAAGAAGAAGCTGAAGAAGAATATCCTGCAGATGGAAAATTGACAGTAGAAGAAAAACCACAGTCAAATTATAGTCTATCAACTAAACCAGCGGCTAAAAAATCTAAAGCAGATAATTTTGACGCTTTATTTGAAGAAGACGATGATGCACCGTTTTAATTAATTCAAATAAGTTATGGCCAAAACAAGAAAATCGCTAACAGAGGCGGCGGACAAAGAACTGAAAACCGCCTTTAGTTTAGACAAATTTAAAGCAAACAAGGGTTTAGCATCAAATGTTAAATTCAAAGAACAAAAGTGGATTCCATTTTCACCAGCGTTACAAGAAGCCTTGTCTATTCCCGGGATTCCTATGGGCCATAATTCAATGGTTCGTGGGAAAAGTAACACAGGAAAATCTACTATGACCATTGAAGTAGCAGTTAATGCTCAAAAAATT